GGCTTGTTGAGGTGTGACGTACATGTTGGCATATAATATATATTTGATATTTCTTTAAGTGATTTTATAAATAAAAAATTATAAAAAAGACGTGTATATAAAACTTGTGAATTTTGCGAATTTATGGAACAGCAATAAATATTGTTGCTTGAAATAAATAAGAATTGATATTTACTAATTCTCTTGTAGTTGGATTGAAATCGATATAAAACCCGATATTAATCTAATTGAAAAGAAATGTGTATCATGTGGATTTCTTAATATTTTAGATGGAAAAGGACATTGTGAATATTGTGATCCCAATATATTCAATAAAAGACGATTGGCTAAACAAGATAGAGTAAGATTGTATCTGAATGAAAACAATATTAAATATTTATCGTATGACAAACGATTAGATGATGGTATTTGTGGAAATGAAAGACCAGATTTCCTATTTGAGTCTAAGTCAAAAGGTCATTTCGTAGTATTAGAAGTTGATGAACACCAGCATTATGGAAGACCCGAGCAATGTGAGTGCATTAGAATGGTTAATATATCTCAAAGTATCGGAGCTCCAACTATTTTTATTAGATATAACCCAGATAGTTTCAAAATTAATGGAAAGAAGGAAAATCCATCTCATAAGAAGAGAATGAAAGTTTTGAAAGAAGTTCTGGAAAATGCGATGGGATTTGAATAAACAAACTGGTTTTGTGATGATTAGAAAACTATTCTTCGACGGTTTACCGGACTCAAACTACCAAAATGTACTAGATTTCGACAAATGAACTATATCTTTTATATGAACATTACATAAATACTGTACATTATTTATGCATTTTAGGGATCAATGGCTTTTTCGATGCGTTTTTTCTTTGGTTAATACTGTTATTTTTTCAAAATATGATATATTTTTAATAATAAAATAAAATGTGCCAGATTTTCCTCCCTTTTAATCGGGCTAAAAACATATGAATTTAGAAAAACTTTTATAAACTTGGAAGTTCATTTTTTTCAGTTTAGAACTCTATTTTCACTGAAAAATCTTAGTAATATAACCCCAAATACAATTCTGAGTCATTTAACCAATAAAATCATAAAAAAATTGATCACAACTTTTTTATTGACATATAAACAATCAAATATTTATTACAAATTGAATATTTATCAACAAATTCCTATAATTTTAATATAAAACTCGTTTAAATATCTTTAAATATATATTTTACCCAATATCGCTGCTCACAAAATCGGTGCAAAAATAATGTATATTTGATCACAGATTTTTTATTGATGATTTGTCAATAAAAATATTTTTTGTTTTACGAACATTATCAATAAAATATCTAATATATTCACTTATATATATTTAAACCGCTTTAAACATATATTTTCACTACTTTCGCGATCATAAGATTTCCGAAACGAGTGAAAAATTTGATCACAGCTTTTATTTATGATTTAGATCAATAAAACATCAATAGATAAAATATATAAATATAAATATTTTACACGGAATTATAAAAATATATTAAGAAATATGGGTTAAAGTCATTTAAATGTACATTTTACTCCGTATCGCTGATCACAGTATATGTTGCAAAATTTGGGAAATAAGTTAGGTTCTAGAAGAGAGTACCTATTTTGAAAATGGAGGGTCTTCACGTAGACCTAATTCATATTGAGAACACGTCAAATCTGACCATTTTGTGAGTAACGATAATAGTATATTTATATTTTATAATAATATATATATATATAATAAACATAATATATTGATTTAATAAAACATGTTTATATTGTATTTGCCAATAAAAATTATCTTTGATAAAACACGGAATTGTAGTTTTTTGTGATCACAAAAAAAATATCAATAAAAATAACAATAAATTTATATAAAATAAATTATTTTTAACATAATATATGATGTATTCACCATTTTCGCTAATCTCTGACTCATATTTGTACATATATTGATCACAGATCCACCCATATTGTGCTTGTTATAGCAATGTACCAGAATCGCATGATTATTGATCATGATGCAATATTAGTGAATTTCTATCAAATATGCCGTTAAACATAGATATATACACCAGTATCGGCGATTTTAGGTTGCGATATTAAGTAGTGATTTCAATTTTAGTGTATATAAAATAACTTAAAAATATATTAATATTATAGTATAAACACATGAGCGAAATAATTTGTAAAATATGTAATAAAAAATTTAAAAATGAACGAACTCTTTATAATCATATGCGAAGAAATGCATGTCAAGACAAAAAATATAGTTGTAAGGTATGTAGTAGCGCATATAGTCATAAAAGGTCTGTTTTGTCACATATTAAAAAAAAACATGTAATTACAGATTTAAAAGAAATAAATGATAATATTATTGAATTACACCAAAGATCTGAAAAAACCAATGTATCCGTAAAATTTAGCGAAGATTCATTCAATTGTTTATTTTGTAACACCAATTTTTCAAATAAATCTAATTTAAAGCGGCATGTAGCAAAATATTGTGAAAAGGCAAAAGAAGTAATTAGCAAAAACGATAAATCCAATAAAACCACTAAAAACACTAAAAACGTTAAAAATATTAATAATGGAACTATTAATAATAATAATACAGTCAATAATAACAACATTACCAATAATATTAACATTAATATTAACAAATTTGAAAAAGAAGACATAAGTAAAATCTCGTATGAGGATTTTATGGAAGCAATTAAAGACCCAGAGGATATTCCAGTTAAGTATTTAGAGCTCAAACACATTAAAACTCCTAGTAATATGAATATTTGCATTAAAAATAAGGAAATGGTGTATGTTTTCAAAGGTGATCACTGGCAAGAATTGCGAATGGCAGATGTATGTCACCTAATGAAGAATGGTGCTATCTACGATATCGATCAATTCATTAGAGCCAACCACGTGAAGAATAGTGATGCCATTAATCGAAGACTAGATGAAGTAGAAGGCGAAAGGAAATATGACAAAATAATGGATTTACTAATTGATAATTCTGGTCCTCTTATTAATAATTTTAATCATAATAAAGCCCCAACAGTTTCATTCGCAACTCTCATGGAAAATAAAAAAAAAAATAAAGTATAAAGTTAAAGAATAATTTATCCATAGGTGATATATATGGATAAATTACGAAGCTTCGTAAGTGGTATATATAACCAAAATAAAGATTTATTTTATAATTTATATAAAGAAATTACGAATCAATCAACTACTCAGAGTTCCCCTTCAGTAGTCGCTAACGCTCCTCTCCCGGTTTCTACTTTCGATTTTTCCAGTATGATGCAAAATACCACAAATTATCTTAATGAAAATCCGGAAATAGCCAATCAACTCACAAATACTATGACAAATATGCTCGATTCTAATACAATTTTGGAATTACAAAGTGTTGCAAATACAATTGATTATAATAATCCACCAAATTTCAGTAATTTTATAAATATACTTAAACCAAAAAAAACTAAACCCGCAAAAATAATCTGGACACCAGAACAAAAAGAACATATTCTCAAAGCTATTCATAGTGATTGTCCCATTTGTATCGAAGAAATGACCAAAGCTAAACAAATGTATATTACTAAATGTAATCATATTTATCATAAAGCTTGCTGGAAAAAGTATCCGAATAAACATGAATGCCCGATGTGTAGAACTCAGTTAAAATAATTTCTCCCTGAGTATTAGAATATGGGTAAAATAACAGATTTCTTTTTTACACCTTTGCTGATTTAAAATGCCAACTTTATTTATATATTTTTTGAGATTTTAGTCTTGTTGATTTTGTAGGTATATATTTATAATTTCTATCATAACTTCCTTTAATAATATTCTTAAATATAGATTTAGGAATATTTTTTATTATTTTTTTTATATTTATTTTTAATTTGGTCAAACCTATATCATGTGTTTTTCTTAATCTACTTTTCAAAACACTGAAAAATTGCTCAATAGAGTTTGTATAGTGTTGATAAGGAATTGAATATAATAATTTATTTTGTTTGTTAATTTCCTCTTTTACATTTTTATTTCTATGACTACTTGCATTGTCCATTATTATTAACTTTTTCTCATATTTTGAATTTATATATTCTTTAATAAATTCTATCAATCTTTCACTATCAATACCTCCTTTATCATAAATTTTATAACCAATAATTCCCTTTGTTGTCATAGCAAATATACCTGTATATTTTTTGAATACTTCTTGACTACTTGTTTTTATTGTACATCTTTTACCTATTTTTTCATAACAATGTTTTCTTACTTCATAAGAATTTAATGATGTTTCATCAATACAAATTAAATCATCTAAATTATATTTTTTAATTTCTTCATAAAAAGTTTTTAATTGTTTATTTATATCAACTGGTTTCCTAAATCTTGTTTTAGGTATATGTCTTAATCTTGTTTGTTTAAGAGTTATGTTAATATCTCTTACAACAGATGTTATATGACTTCTACTAAATTTTTCATTAAATTTTTTATTTAATTTTATTGTTAAATCATTCATTGTAATTGTTTTATTATCTTTTATGGTATCTTTGATAAATTTAATATACTCTTTTTTAATTTTATAAGCAATATATTTTCTCTTTTTTCGTTTAATTTCTTTTGTATTATTAAATTTTTTAACCCATCTCATTAAACTTCTTTCACTACAACCAAATATTTTACAAGTTTTCTTTTGATTTTTAATTTTCAAATAATATTTAACAGCAGATATTTTGAAATCTTCACTTTTATGTTTAGTCATATTGTATATTTTATTAAATCATTTTTATTAATTTATTATTTCTTTTATATCAATTAAATCTAATGTTTTAATTTTCCAATATTTAGCATCATATATATTATATTTAGTAAAAATAAAAACATTATAATTATCATTATTAATTATTTTTTTATTAATTAATTTATTTAAGATATCACAAGATTTTGGACGTTTTTTAAACCATAAAATATAATTTTTATTTGTTTCATTAATATTCACACTTATACATACACCCATAATTAATATGTAATATTATAAATTCTTTATATATATAAAATTTATAACTTTATTTTCATTTATATCCTTTGGTCTTTAATATAGCGTTATATAATTGAATAGCTTTTTCACATTCAAACTTTTTGTAGTTGTGACTACATTTTTGTATCATTTGCTTATATGCTTCATTAGCAACACTATCATTTATATGAGTTATTGGCATCGCTCTATAAGGTGTAATAATATCAAATTCTTGTTCAATTGGAATTATCGGTTACTATTTTACATAATAAATTATTATAATATGTGATAATTTATTATAAATTGTTACTTTTTGTTCTTCTTAATTGTTTTCCTTATTTCTGTTGTGTATTTTCTTAAACCATTGATTTTT